TACGCAAAACTAAAAGGAAGAAGAAATAATGGCTCCTAAAAAGAAAAGGGACCCTAAATTAGTAAGAGCAGGTGTATCAGGATATAATAAACCTAAAAGAACACCTAATCATCCTAAAAAGTCACATGTGGTTGTTGCTAAAGTAGGAGATAAAACTAAATTAATTAGATTTGGCCAACAAGGAGTAAAGACTGCAGGTAAGCCTAAGAAGGGGGAATCAGCTAGACAAAAAGCCCGTAGAAAGAGTTTTAAAGCGCGCCACGCTAAGAATATCAAGAAAGGTAAAATGTCTGCTGCTTATTGGGCTAACAAAGTTAAATGGTAAGCTTTATATAGGTAGCCATTCTAAATATGTATGGGCACCCGCTATAGGGCCATTGCTCCACAGGTTACTTATCGCAAGTGCTAATGTGGGTACCCCACGTATGGAGATATCAACATATGAACAATACAACAAATGAAACAGCAGGCAATGAGACAGCAGAGGATGGTAATATCACTGCTATCTTAGATACTGTAGAAGAATCTGGAATGTTAGACGCTTTGATGGACGACCCATTATTAGCAGCATTAGCTGCATTGGTATTAGGTTTAGGAGCTTATGTAGCTTATACCGTACCTGCAGTAAAAGAGTTAGTTTTTAAATACTTAAAGAATAACGAAGCTGAATTGATGGATTTACTAGATAAGAATCTAACTAAAGCCCAGATGAAAGCTTTTGAAAAGCTAGATGAAACAGCACAAAAGCACGTCAAAGATTCTTTAGTCCGAAATGTACTAATTACAGCTTGGGACGAGAAAGATGATGAGCTAGCTGGTCTTGTTAAGTCTAAAGTCAAAGAAGCCCTTGATGAAGGGAAAGGTCTTTGAACGTAGAGGAATACGAGACTCGATTACGTCAAAGGGTAGGAGAAGCAGAATATGAACGTCATAAAGAACTTGTCCGCCTTTTGGCACGTAATCTTGCGCTGGAAGACGTGTTGTGGGAAGAAATTCTTATATGTATTCGGGATGTTAACGCTAGAACAGAGCTCTTGCGACAACGAAACCAAATAGTTAGAGATATCCATACAGAATTTAGAGCATTGAACATTGAAGTACCTACTGAGATGGAAAAGAACTCAGAAGGCTTTAGTTCATTCTTAGAGGAATTAGTAGATGATGAAAAACGAGAATCACCTAAAAAGTCTGTTGACAGGTAAAGGTGGAATAGATTCACGACAATTAGAACTAATCTTCGCTAAATGTAGAAACGACAAAGAAAAAATGAGAAAGCTAGTAAAAGCTTTCTGTAATGCTTATTTAATTGACAATAAACAGAGACCACTTAGACTGAGACCTATGCAAGAAGACATAGTTCTAGAATGTCTAACAAATAGACAAGATGGTAAACAAAAGAAATTAGCTATCCTAGCTCCACGAGGTAGTGGAAAATCCTTCGCTTTGTCTGTAGCAGTCACTATATATATGTTTTTTAATAGATTTAGAGATTTAGTATTTATACTGGCTCCTACAGAAGACCAAGCTGCTTTGATATTTAATTATGTTTATCGTCACTTTGCGGACAATACTTTTTTGAATGGTCTAGTAGCTAATTATAGATTTCATAATAAGCCCAACATAACACTTAAGGGGGGCACTATTATGAGGAGGGCTCCGTTGGCGCCTACTAATCAAGGTCAAGCTATACGAGGTCAACATCCTACATTTTTAGTTGTTGATGAGTCTCCTCTCATCGACGACAATTTATTTATTGATAATGTAGAGCCTGCTATTGTTTCTAACAAAGCACCATTTATAAATCTAGGCACACCTAAATCTAAAGATAATCATATGTGGAGATACCTTTATGATGATGGATATGCTGATACATTTACTAGGTTACATTATACATGGAGAGATGCAGTGGATAAGGGAGATGCATACACACCACCATATAGTGAAGAAGAAATGTTAGATAAAATGTTAGAATGGGGAGAGGAATCCATTTATTGGAGAACAGAGTATGAATGTGAATTTGTAGAGTCTGTAGCGAATGTATTTAACCCAGAAAAAATAAAAAGGTGTTATGATGATTACAAACTTACTAGACTGGATGGAGACTCGCGAGGAGGCAATATTAATGTTGCTGTTGACATTGGCAAATCTGTTAATTCTACTGTCATTACTGCATGGTCCCTTGATAAATCTGATGAAGAAAATATTGCACGGCTTGTTTATGTTGAAGAAATCAATGCCCGAAGTGGCGGACATGATATTCCATACCAACGTAAACGTATTATGGACGTTACCACTCAGCTTAGGGCTGACCGTCTTATCGTTGACTGTACTGGTATTGGTGGTGCGGTTGAACAAGACTTACGGTTGGCGTGCTTAGATGCTGGTGTTCATTTCGTTCCTTTCGTTTTTACAGGTGGTCCTAAAGGTACTAAAACGCAAATGTACAGAGATTTCATTTCTTACATACAACAAGGACGAGTAAAAGTCCCCAATCCTGAAAATTTAGAACCAAACGAATCAAAACTAATAAATAAATGGACTAGAGAACATATAGACTTAGAATATACGATGGATGCAGCTAATAAAACAGAAAAGATTGCAGCACCTAGTGGTAAACATGATGATTACTGTGATAGTTCAGCTATGGGTTTACACGCAACATTAAGTATGTTACCTATGACTGGTAATTTTTCCCAGACAATTATTTCAAAACCCATATCTAGAAGAACAAATAGTTCTATATCACCCTCATCTCCTAAACTTTTTAGAACAAAACAAAGAAAAGCGACACTAAATAAACACAGCATTAGCGGTTTCTAACAAAAACTTTATATACTCATTAAGATTAATTATTTAAAGCCATGTCGTTTATAGATAATGTTAGACGTCGGTTTGCTTCTATCGGAAGTAATCCTGATTATAAGAAAGACGACCCCCGCAGTTTCGGAGAGGGAGTAATCAAAAGGTTAAAAATAAACCGTGGATTCTCTATTGGTCAAGAAAAAGACTATGAACCACATATAGGTAAAAATAGAACCTATATGAATGTTTATCTGTCAGACCCTATAGTAAGAACTCTAATTGACTTACCCTGCTTGTATGCTGTAAAAGATAATTTTGATATAGTAACTGATGATGATAATCTCAGAGAATCAGTTGAGGAAATGTTTAGAGATATAAACATAGAACATATATTATATGGGTGGTTAAGAAATGCAAGAATATTTGGTAGTGGATATTTAGAATGGACTGGAGACAACTTAGTTTTACGTTCCAGTCAAAACATGTACGTTAAAAGAAACGAGCATGGACAAATCATGTACTACTATCAAAAAGTAGGAGATGACGAAGAGAATGTTAGATTTGAGGAAGATGAAATAATACAACTCAATAATAATTCATTTGATGATTTAGCTTATGGATTATCTGACATACACCCTATCTTATACTTAGTTGATTTAAAAGATTATGCAGAAAGAGATATAGGAGCAGCACTTAATAAATATGCTTCTAGTCGTTTTGACGTGAGTGCTGGTTTACCTGATATGCCCTATGGTCCAGATAAAATAAATGAAATCGTAGATGCATTCAATACACTAGCGCCCGGTGAAGATATTATACATGGTAACGACATAACAATCAAAGAACTTCAAGGTACACAACGTGCATTTGAGTATGGAAAATATACAGATGATATATTAGATAAAATACATGTAGCATTAAAAACTCCACGTACTATGTGGACAGACCCAGAAAAAGCACGACCTATATTTGAACCATACGTTAGATATTTACAAACTATGGTAGAGGGAGCACTTAACGCCCAGCTGATGCCACAATTAGAAAATGGAGAAGCAAAGTTTAAGTTTAGGCAAATTAACGTTGACGACGCATTCACTAAAGCTAAGACTGATATGATTTATTTATCAGAAGGAGTTTTATCACCCGGTGAAGTTAGAGAAGAAAGAGGATTAAATCCAGAAGGAGTAGCTACATTAGATATGGAAACTTCTGAAGATATTAAAGCTTCTCCAATAGTACAAGAACAAACCGATAAGAATGCTAACATATCTGGTGGAAAGAATCAAGATAAGACTGAAGAATCTGCTAGAGCACAAAATAGGGGCAATCAGCCCTCCGCAAACGTAACAGGAGATAGAGCATGACATTTGAAAAATGTATGATTCAAACAAAAGCAACTCTTAAAAAACGTGGTTTTGATAATCACGAAGAAATAGCAGCTGGCATGTGTAGCATGTGGGCTGAGGAAAATGGCGTTCAGCGGGAATTTGCAGAGGGTAAATCTACAGAACCTACTAGAAGAACTTTTGGTATGAATATAGGTGAAGAAGATAATATTAATTTTTCCAGCGAAGAGGGAATTGACTCTGTTACATTCCCAGTTATCGCTATTACATCCGGACCTCATGAATACGAAGAGGACGGAAACGAACATAAGGTTTATATAGAGGGAGGTATGTTAAAAGATAATATAGAGGCTTTTAACGAGCTTCCTATATATATTGACCATCAACGAACAACTGAGGACCTAATCGGCATGGCAACGAATCCTGAGTTGGTCAAGATGGATAATGGAAAGACCGCAGTCAAGATGCTAGCAACAGTATCTAATAAATATGGCCGTGGTCAAGAAGTGATGGACAAAGTCAAGGACGGGGACATGACTCACGTCAGCATTGATTGGTTCTCCAATGATGTAGATGTGATGGGTGACACATATGCCACTAACATTCGTCCCACAGAGGTAAGTTTCATTGACAATGAAAAAATGGACCC